AGCCTCTTTATTTTTAATTTCTATTCTTTTTTTCTTATCTTCTTTTTGTGTTAAGTCTAACTGTGAATTTTTAATATTAGTAGGTTCATTAATAGTTTCTAAAGCAGCCTTATCTCCCGGTTTAACAACATCTATTTGAGCATCTATAGATAACTTTCCAGAATCAATATTAACACCTTCAGGCCCTATTATGTCTAATAAATTATCAAAACCTAATAAACTTGCAATATAATGTTCATGCAATTTCATAGTAACATCTGTTTTATATGGATCTAAACCAAAAGGTGTAAAATAATTTGTAGCTAATACATCGCTACTTAACTCTCTAGATAAAGCTTGCGTAAGTTCATGTCCAGATAACAGATGTGTAGCCATTTTATTATTTGTTCCAGTAATCATAGAAATGATAGCCATTTTTCTTATATCACTACCCCCAGTAAACTCTCTTCCCATGACTGATTCTAACGATTTAAGTTGTGGGGTTACATAGTCTTTTACCGCTGTATAAACACTGGTGCTGTTTATATTGTTTTTAAATAAAAATTTTCTATTTTCTTTTTGGGCATTTTTGTATTGTTCTCCAAGAATAATTTGTAGTATGTCGCCCGGAACAACTCTTTCATAAGTATATTTACGGCCACTACCACCAGAAGTTTTAGCTTCACTTGCATCTAGCGGAACATTTAAAGTGTATTTTTTTACCCCATCAATAATTTCTTCTGCAATATAAGGTCTTATTGCTGTAGATTCTCCAGCTTTATTAACCCTAGCTTCTGACGTTTCTTTACTCATTGTAATTTCGTAGTGTGACACATTTCTGCCGGGGTGAAGTAGCTGCAAAAGAAGAGCAGATTTTATATCATTATTAGGAATTTGAGAAATACCTTTTATGATTGGTCCTATAGCATCTACAGGTTTATTTGGTAATCGTGTAAACTTTCTTACCCCACGCTCTTGTGCTAAAAATTGCCACTGTTTAAGTGCTGCTTTATCTGAACCTTTTAGTTGTTCTCTGTATTCTCCTTTTACACTTGCAGGAGCTAAACCGTATACCAAAGTATCTAAAGATATTAAAGTTGTACTTAAATTGTTTACTACTTTTGTTTTTCCTTTTGGGAGAATCCTATTACGTAAAGAATCTAAATCTCTAGTTGTTTCCCAATAATTTTCATTTAATAAATTTTTTGAATCTAAAGAATTATACTGTTTTATAAAATTCTTTATTGACATCCCATCTTGGTCTTTTCCGTACTCAGCAACTATATTTAAAAATTTTTGATTACTTTTATTAACTTCTACTATGCCTTTAGAAACATCTAATCCTTGTAAAGTTACATTGTACATAAGCACATCATAAAAAGTGGCTGATCCAGTTCTTATTTTAGTTTTCAACGCTTCAGCAGAAAGAGGTGTATAATTGTCAGGAGCTATCGCTGCAACTATTTTTTCTGCTTCAGATAAAGTTTTTTTGTTTTTAGCCATTAGTATCCAAATACCTCATTTTGTGGGACATACCGTTGTGTTTGTCTGCTAGAATAGTACGGTGTGCTTGCATTGTGTAAAGATCTTACCATCATCATATATCGTAACGCATCGTATGCGTGATCGTCTGCTTTTGTGTCTACATCCTCTGGGTTGTGCTTAGATAAAGGCAATGTAGGAAGTGTTCTTACTAAATTTGTACAATTCTCCATAATTCTTACTCTTGGTTGTCCTCTGCTGTCACAAGCTAGTCTTCTATGTATTTCTATCTTTCCTGCTAGTCTGTTTCTGTCGGATGGTATCCATCTACAGCCTTTTCTATTCATTGTCTCTGCTATACTTGGACCTAACCCTGTTCTGTTCCAACAACTGGCATCTAACACAGATATTTGCATGGTTGGGTCGTTTCTTTCTAACTCTAAGATTAGTTCACCAAGAGCTTCACCGGTTCTACCCTTTATATATAGCTCTCTATATATCCAGATATTGTTATCCCAGTCTATAGCACCCCAAAGAATACAAGAAGGACTACTGTAGCCATAATCTCCGGCACGTACCCTAGCCCAACCATCAGGTGGGTCAAAGGATTCCACGACATGTAGCGATCTACTAAATTCTGTAAAAGCTGCTCCCTCTGCGACATCCCAGTCTCCTTCTAATAATCGTTTTCGTTCTACTTCTGGTAAGGAGAGCAACATAGCTTCGTATTGCCCATCTATAGCAAGATACGGATTGTCTGTCAACCTTGCTGGTATAAATTTTTTTAGAAATAAAGGTTGCCCTTCTTTTGTATGTCCTGCAGGATACCTTATTGTTTTCTGTGTGTCAAACTCTTTTGCCCAAAATGCTGATCCGGGTGGGGATGGGTCTATGTACATCTTCTTTACCCACCAACCTCCTACTCCACCGGGGTTAGCTGTGCACCTCATGTAGAGACCAAGCTGTGGATCGGTACTTCTAAGTCTAGATCTTAGGTAGTTCCACACGTATGGAGTAGGATACTGTGTTATTTCGTCTATTCCTATCCAATTAAACGCTTGTCCTTGGTATCTTGTTACGTCTCTGTCGTCATCTACGTAGGAAAACCATATTTTAGCCCCAGAAGGAAACTCCCATGTAGACTTTGCTTGCTTAAACACTGCCCCCGGCACTGCTTTCATGTACAATTGCCTACTTTTGTCTATAAGTTCGGTCAATTCTGGTAGAGTACGTCTTAGTAGTAGGCCTCTGTGGTTAGGGTTACCTACATCTCTTAAAACATCAGCAAGAAGTGCATATGATTTGCCTCCTCCAGCTGCTCCCCCGTACAATACGTCTCTTTCTGGGCTTTCTAAGAACTCTGCCTGTGGTCCATCGTTAGATTTAAAGACAACTTCGTTCTCAGCAACGTGGTTTCGTACTTTTTCTGGTAAAGCTAGTAGTTCTTCCTCAGATATAGGTTCTTTTCCATGTCCTGAGAGAGCTGCGTCTATTTTACCAAGGCTTTCTTGTAGTTTATTTGCCCTGTACCGTGCATTTACGGCACGTTTTGATTCTTTTTTTGCTTTTGCTTTAGCGTTAGATAGTTTTGTTGATACGGACTTGCGTATCGCTTTCCTATCCAGTTTGGCTTTCGCTGCCATCTAGGTGTGTTCCTAACTTACTGCGTTTCTTTAAACCTTCATCAGATATATATCTATCTGTTTTTGCCAATAGCCACTGGCTTGCTTTTCGCCACCCGCAAGACTTAGCGTATGTTAATGCTTGATCCAGTGCCTGCAGTTCTTCTGGTATAGGAGACAGGTGTTTTTCGTCTTCTGTATCTAACACATAACCAAAAGGTATGGTGCTTGTTTTTCTTCGGATTTTACCAGAGTTTTGCATCGGGAAACATCTCTCTTTGTTTTATTGGTTCTTCTTCTGGAGTATCATACAATTCATCAATAGCTTCTATCTTATCTTGATTGTTTGCAATAGCTCCTATCCACTTATCCATCTCTGCTGTAACATCAGAGTGTTCTCCAATACCTACAGCAGAATGTAATAATACATCAAGGTTAGCTTTTGCTAAACCTATATTAGCCACGTACTGTGCCCTTAATGCTTGTAACCTCATAGTTTAGTCTTTCTTTTCACGTATAAAAAATCCAACAGCACCGGCTGCACCACAACAAATCATAACTACGCTTTGCCACAGGTCATTTGGTACCATTATACCTAACATAGCAAATACACCACTGAGTGCTGCATATGATGAAGGCTCTTTAAATCTATTCATTAGTTCAACCATTATTATCTTCTCCTTGTTTATCAGTCATACACGCACAGGGATTTTCCTCTGAACATGTACAGTTTTCACAATCACAATCTTCTCGGTTGCAATACTTTTTATCCTCGTCTGCCATTACTGGCCAGCCAAAGGATTATCTAAAGCTCTTTGTAACATTGTACGTAACCTTTCTTCTAACTCTTTAAGTTTTGTATCAAGTGCTTCGGCTCTACGGTTTGCATCAGATTCAATTGCAGTTCTTTTGCCGTCAAATCTGTCAGATGCATGGTCAATTAGATCTCGCATGTCTTTTTCTATATTTCTAAGTTCTACTCTTACTTCTTGTCCAAGTATTCTAGACCTTCTCTCTATACCAGATATTTGATCGTGAGCTTCATGTATACTTGATCTTAAATCTGTACGAATTGTTCTTGCATCATCTTGTGCTGCACCAACTAATTCTTTTACCGCAGACATCTCTGTTTCTATATTTGTTTTTAACGAGTCTAACTCAGTCTCTACTACCGTTTCTATGCCAGTTAATTTTTCTTCTAGCACATCAAGTTTTATAGTAAAGCCAGTAAGATCAGGAGCAACGTAGCCATCTATCTTTTTCTCCATTGCTACCCAACGTGCGTACCCTTCAAAACCAGCCCAAAGACTTCCTCCAAGTGTACCAAGTAAAGGTAGGATTAGCAGTAACTTACTGCCTTTAACTTTAATTCCTTTATATTCTACCTCACTACTCATACTGTTGTCCAATCATTTTTTCTATTTGTAGATTTGATCGTACACTAAGGTAACTTCCTAGGGGGTCAGGCATAATAGAATCTGTATATATATCTTCTGAAACATACCACGTTGGCTGTACAACTGTTGCTGCATTTTGGTATGTTGTTATGTTTGGACCAAGGGCATTAACAAGAGCAAGGGTTGTAATCTGTGATACAGGGTCGTAACTATTTGGTAACCCTGCTATAATTTGATTTGCTTTTTCTTGTTTCTTTTCCTGCTCTTTAGTTGGCTTTTCCTCCACTGTTTCTTTTGGTTTTTCCTCATTAACTTCCTTAGCTACAGGTTTTTCTTTTGGTTCTTCTTTTGCTACTTTTTCTTCCTTTGGTTTGTCCTGTTCTTTAGCAACTTTTTTAACTTTAACTGTATTGCTAGTAGCTGTTTCTTCTTCTGAGCTACTCTCCTCTTTAACTTCTTCTTTAACTTCCGGAGTTGTTTGCATTGGTTTATCAGCAACTTCTACAGTCTCCTTCACTTCTTCTTGCGCAACTTCTACCGGTTTAGGTTCAGGTGCCTCTATTTTTGGTTCTTCTACTGGTTCACTCATTGGTTCTACGTTGTTTATAACAACTTCTAACTCTTGTTCTGGCATCTTGACTGCTACAGTTTCTACTTCCATACCTATATTCTGTATTTCTTCTACCATAGTTTCAACCTCTACCATCACCTCCTGCATGGACATTTCCCCCATATCCACATCCTGAAACAAACCCTCAACGACACCAACACTTAAAGTTTCAGGCATACCCTGTACATCATCCATACTACCCATAGAAATTGTAGGCTTTAAATCAAAATGCATTACCGTATCCATGTTTTGCATTTCTGTTTCCATCTCTTGCTGTTCTTCTACAGTAGCACTTTCATATGTATCCATTAGTTCTAACTGTATAGACTCTTGCATTTGCATCGGCTGGACTATTTCAATCCAAGTATTTACAACTGTTGTTATGACATTGTAGTTTACTGTATAAGATACATTGTCAAACAAAGGGCCGGTAGCAAGGTTTGTGTTATCTACCCCGCCAACTCTTACGAATACTCTATCAAGACTGTTATCAAAATCATAGGAGCCTGTATACGTAGTGGCATTGTTGTTGTTCTGTAAGTTTATTTCTCCGGTGTCCCACTGTAGTACGTTATTGGAATACCCTTTAGTTTGGAAATATGCACTATCTTCTGTGTCATAAAAGTGCATAGATAGTTCCCAATCTAGTGCACCCCCTTGTGTTATGTGAAAGTTACTTATATCTACATACTGGTCAAAGGTAGTTAAAGTAGACCCCGTAATCTCAGCGCACTTACCAGATCCAATTTCTTGTGAGGGACAGGTGCTATGCATCTTTGCTGGCCCAATTCCTCCCCAGTCTGAATCCATGTCTCCTTCTTTGGTGTTGCCCACAAGACCCTGATCTGCGTGGAGGATGTCTCCGGTTGTTTGGTTTTCAATAATTGTAATCGTTTGAGTAACTGTATCAATGTGGCCTTCACCTAAGTGTTCTGTTTCTATTTCTTCAACGATTGTTTCGCCTTCTTCTAGTAGTTCTGCCCGTGCTACACTACAATAAAAAAAGCAACAATAACAAACTGCCACCAATGCTAAGACCAGTAGCTTCTTCTTCAGTGGGTAACCAGTCCACATCTGTAACATTTTCTTCAACCCATTTATCATAATCTGGTTTCATCTCCGGATTCTCTGCCCATGCTGTTGCAGCCTCTATTCCTATTTTTCCTCTAAATGGGCACGGGGTTCCTGCCATTTCCATCGCATTAAACACCCTTGCATCTTGGCAGAGCATAGCTACGGCTCCTACTTTCATTCCCATTCTATATAAGGCACGGCTAAGTTTTAGTCTTTCACAATTCATGTCTCTTACAGATGTACCACCTGCTACACCTAATATTTGAGTTTGTATCGCTGCACTCGCTGCATAACTACAAACATCTTGGTTATTGTTGCCAAACGATGGGGCGTTAGCTGTGCTAACCGTTCTGTCAACCGTGGTAGTTCCCGACACGGTACTACTGGTGGATGTCACCGTATTTGTTTGTGCCCAAGATTCTTCTTGCCAGAAACCTATACAGACCACTACTAAAATAGCTAGCCACCATTTGTGCATTTCTAATCCTCACCGCTGTCAACCACCGTTGGCATTGCTGACTTGCTTGGCATAAGTACAATTCCGTGCAGTGCCTTTATGTCGTGCTCTTGTTTTTCTATTTTGCCCAGCCCTACTCTGTCTAATAGAGTTTGTGCTGCCTTTAGTCTAAGTTCTTGTCTAGGGTTTAGTCCGTCATCATTCATGGACTCTACCACCCTTGATACGGCTGTCGCCGAATTAACGGCTAGTTCTCGCTTGGATATGTCTACAATTTCGTCTGCAAGGCTTTTAACCAACCATGTTCTAGAAGAAGGAGAGTAACCGGCTTCCTCACAGGCTAGGGCTATGTCGCCTTTGTTTACGAAGAGACAGTTGAGAAACTTTTGTTGCTTCTCGGTAACTTCCTTTTTTTTCTCTGCTAAGAGTGCTGAAGTCATCCGTATGTCTGTGCCTTTCTTATTCCGCCACCCATAGCGTACATTTTCTTGTGAACCTTGCCACCACCCATCATCTTTTTCTTAGCTTTGCCACCATAGGCTTTGTAGCCTATTTTGTTTCGTACAGGTGTAGGTAGTTTTCCTAGTCCTACATTATCAGAAGGTACATTTTTTAACTTATCCATATGTCTTTGCCTTTCGTATTCCGCCACCCATAGCGTACATTTTCATTGCCTTGCCACCATATGCTTTTCTTGATGCTGTAAATTTTTTTAGTGGGTTTGGTTTTGCTTTTAGTCCACTACCTCCAGTGTTTTTTGGAGTGGGAGTACCCATCATAGATTTAGGCAGATTTCCAGTTTTACCATCACGTTTATCTTCCCACTTTTTATAGTCTTTAGCTACTGTATATCCTACAGCTGTAAGAGCTGCTAAAAAAGCAGGAACTTTAATTTGAGTTGGTAAAGCTTTTGCAATAGTTAATACTCCTCCAGCTTTAGAAACAAAACGTTTTAGTTTACTTGGAGAAAAGTCATTAAGTTTTGTACTACCTTTAATGTTTTTTCCTGCAGAATCTTTTGAAATATTGTACATTTTTTCTGCAGCTGCATATCTTGGAGTTACTCTACCCCGAGATGTTAATCCAGTTTTATCTGCCACCTTCTAGATCTCCGCACACGCATAACAATTAATTTCTAGGCCTACGGCTACTTCTTTAACTACTGGTGTTTTCCACATGATATGTATCCTTTTATATATTTATTTTGGTTGAGTTGTCTTGGGGGATACGGAGCATAGATGCCCCCTCCGGAGATAGTATATTAATTGTGCTACCCCCCAAGGACTTAAAATTATGTAACACAAACCGTGACCCCCTTGTGTATATATTTTGTTCTTGTGGGGGCGTGAGTGTACTTGTATTACATGTACCTACCATTATACACTGTATATACAAACTGTCAAGGAAAAAGTGCACTATTTATTATTATTTTATTTTTTACTTGACAAGTCTGAAATACGGTGTATACTGAGGGTACTCCCGTTAAGGTAAACCACCCCGTATGTTAACTACAGGTTAACTGTTGGTTCTACTTAAAGTATGCACAGGTTTTACTAGGGAATATCCTGTAGAGATAGCCCTCTGGTTGGACTGGTGGTTGGCCCCCAAAATTTTAGGTAGGGGGTACTGGTAGGGTGGCCTAAAAATATACAAAATTGGGAGTGATTGCATACGTTTATATATGACCCCCCGGGTGTCCCTAACGTAGGGTGGAAGCCAAAGTTTTTATTTATACATCAATGAGCAAAGCCAACAGTCGCACCAGAGCAATACAAAAGATAACCTAAAAGAAGCTACAAAAAGATAATCAAAATGTATTCCGTTGTGAAATATTAGGGGCTGACATTTTTCTAGTTGGCA